CCGGAAGAACCGGCCAGATACCCCGATAATCGTTATCATGCAGCGATTGCATGAGAGCGACCTCAGCGGGTGGCTACTCAGCGGCGGGAATGGCGAAAAATGGGAACACCTGAACATTCCGGCAGAGACTGAAGACGGTAGTAGCTTCTGGGAAGACCAATTCCCGTGGGAAGACCTGAAGCGCAAGGAGGCCGCTAACCGTTACGTTTACGCGGGCCAGTACATGCAGAACCCTGCCCCAGTTGGCGGTGGTATCTTTAAGGATGAATGGTGGCAATACTACGAGATGCTGCCGAAGATCGTATACCGAATCATAACGGTTGATACGGCGCAGAAGACCAAGGAGCATAACGACCACTCCGTCTTCCAGTGCTGGGGGCGAGCTGAATCTGGCGACGCCTACCTGATTGATATGGTGCGCGGCAAATGGGAGGCTCCGGAGCTGATGGCCAATGCCCGTGCATTTTGGGAGAAGCATTTCACAACGCCAGGCATGGGGCCGCTGCGATCAATGAACATCGAGGACAAGGTGAGCGGAACAGGTTTGATTCAGACCTTGCAGCGCGAAGGCATCACCATCAAGGCAGTGCAGCGCAACACCGACAAGATAACGAGGGCGCTTGACGTTGCTCCTGCGATTGAGTCTGGCCGCGTGTATCTACCGAAATCCGCTCCATTCCTGTCTGACTTCCTGCGTGAGCATTCGCAGTTCCCGAACGCGGCCCACGACGATTGCGTAGACCCAGCTATTGACGCCGTGTATAATTTGGTGGTAAGTCCGCCTTATGAGCCTAAAAAGGTTGACATCAACAAAATTACCGTTCAGACCGTGAACTACTGGTGAGCGAATGAAAAAGTTTCAAGACATCATGGCGGACTTCAACGAGGCGTATTCGTCAGAGTACGAGCGACGCCTGCAGGTTGTACAAGATATTGAATTCGCATTCATCCCAGGACAGCAGTGGGCCGGTGCGGATTTACAGCAGTTTAAGAACAGACCGAAGCCAGAGAACAACAAGCTGTTCAAGAATATCATGGGTTTGGTGGGCCGATACCAAGAGGCTGAGTTCGGCGCACGCATTGCCTCCGCATCAGACGAGGCCACGGAAGAAGACGCGGAGCTGTTGCAGAACCGCTGGCGCAACGACTTCAACAACTCAGACGGCAATGAGGCGCTGAATAACGCGACCGAAGAAGCGTTCTTTGGCGGTCTTGGTGCATTCCGTCTGTGCGCCAAATATGAAGACGAAGAAGCCCCGAAAGAAGATCAGCAGTACCTTGCACTGGAACCGATTTACTCGGCCGCTTCCAGTGTATTCTGGAACGTTGGCGCGCTGCGCAAAGACAAGGCAGACGCTAAGCAGGGCTGGTTCGTTCAGCGTGTTAAGCGTGAGGACATTGAAGAGGAGCATGGCGTAGACTTCTCATCGTTCACATCAAGCGACATTCAGAACCTGTTCAGTCCTACTCTGATCCCGATTGACGGCAAGGACGCATTCATTGCGCACTACTACGAAGTCGTCGAGAAGAATATCACCGAGTACACACTGGAAACCGGCGAAGTGTACATTCGCGATGGCCGCAAGTATCTTGACCAGTTCGGCAACACTATCGACCGCGCTGATCTTGATGTGTTCCTTGATGTGGTTCCGTACACCGAAACTCGACGCAAGGTGTGCTACGTTGAATATGCGCTGCTGTCCGGCAATGGCTTCCTGACTAAACCAACCAAGACGCCTTTTAAGCAAGTACCACTGGTTCCGCAGTATGGCTATCATCGCGTCATTAACGGTATTGAATACTATTGTGGCGAAGTATGCCGCCAGCGTGATAATCAGCGTTTCCTGAATATGGGCTTCGGCGCACTGATGGAGATTGTCGCTCAGTCTCAAGTGGAAAAGCCGGAATACACGCCGGAGCAGATGCAGCGGCACGCAGAAGCACGCGCCCGGGCTGGCATCGAGAATCACGCCTATCTGTTATCCGACCCTATCATCGACCAAGCAGGAAATATCAGCCACCTTGGCCCCATTGCCAAGCATACGCCGCCGCAGATTGGAACGGGGCTGGCATCAGCGCTGCAATTCCTGAATCAGAACCTGGCAGAGCAATCCGGCGCAGGACAGGCAACGCTGCCAAGCAACACAAGCTCAGCAGCCATTCAGCAGGTGAACGACCGCACAGACGATTCATTCTTGCCGCTGATGACCAATGCGGCACAAGCAATCCGTGCGGCGTGCAAAACCTGGATTCCGGCAGCGCAGAAGCTGTACTTTAGTAATCCGCGCAAGATTCGCATCATGCAGGAGGACGGTACCTTTGCCAGTGTTACCACGCTGGAGATGGGCGTTGATCCAGTGCGTCAAGAATACGGCCCGTACAAATACGCAGCGCGCGGAAAGTACGATGTAACCGTTAGACAGGGCGAAAGCTATCGCACCAAGCGCGAAGCAGAGCGCACCGCTGCGCTGGAGCTGCTGCAATACACAGCGCCTGATACGCCTATGGGTCAGATGGCGCTTATGGCTGCTATCCAGTCCACCACTGGCGAAGGGATGGCTGACATCCGCCGCATGGCGCACATGCAACAGATTCAGATGATAGTGCAGCAGGCGATGCCGCTTATTATGGCTGGCTATCCGTTGCAGGATCTGGGCATCCGCACGAAGGAAGAGCAGGCAATCGCAATGGTCACTATCCAGATTGCGCAGCAGCAGATGCAGCAGCAGAACCCGAACGCTCAGTTGGCATCAGCAGAGGCTCAGGCTCGACTAATGGAAGGCCAGGCCGCAATGCTGGATAAGCAAGTGGATCAGTTTAACGCGGAAACCAAGCGGCTTGATGCTGTAACCAAGGCTCAGAAGACCGGCGTAGACATCAATAAGGCGCTTGCGGAGACGCAAGGCATCGAACTTGAAAACGCAAAAAAGACTGGGCAGATTATTACGGGCAGGTTTTAAACACACCTCTTACCAACGGCCCACTACCGGTGGGCTTTTTCACGCCTTTTCAATAGTAAAATTCTACTTGACAACCACGCTTGCATTTACTTTGCCTATCGTCCTATAATAGCCTAAGACTATCAGGGCTTTACCTGAGATTAACGTACACACCAGCGGAGAAATTAAATGGTGGATTCTGGAAACAATATGACCGAAGAACAAAACAAAGCGACTCTACCGACTGAGGTTGTGGCGACCGAAACCGAGGAAGGCACCGAGCCACAAGGTGCAGATACTGAAGAGCTGGAGTTTGTTGTGGAGGTTGAAGCCGACCAGCAAGACGAAACGGCTAAGAAAGGTGAACCGGACTTCAAGGTCGCTATGAAAGTAGAGCGAGCCAAGAAGAAGGCTGAGCGCGAAGCCCGTGAAAAGGCAGAACGCGAGGTGGCCGAGTTACGCGAGCAATTAGAGCAACAGGCCCGTTTGCTGGCTGAGGTTGCAGCTGGTGCCAAGCCGAAAGCCGATGACTATTACGGAGACCCGGAGGGCTATGTATCCGCTGTATCCGAATGGGAACAGAAGCGAAAGGCAGTGCCGACAGCGAAACCGAAGCAAGAAAGCGCGCTTGAGATTGATCCTGAGGTGCTGGAATCTGTTGAGGAAAGCACTGAAATACTGCGCAAAGCATTGCCCAGCTACGATCAAGACGAGTCAGCATTACGTCAAGCTTTGATTGCCAAGGGGCGTGATCCTGAGATTGCACTGGCGCAACTGGCAGACCTGACATACGGTGAGGAGATTGATTTCGCACGGACTGTTGTTGGTCTGAGCAAGTTTCCGGCGCTGCTGGACAAGGTGTTGAATGCCAAGTCTGCCGGCGTACTGAAGCGAGCCATCAAAGAAGCCGAAAGCAAAGTAAAGGTTCACCAGCGCAAGAAAATTGAAAGCACACCAGAACCCACCATGCGGGCTTCAGGGGGTGTAAATGCCGCAGAGGCTGAGGTTGAACGCTTGCGTGCTAAGTACGCAGAAACCGGCAGCATTGCGGACTTTAAAGCCCTGGCAGAAGCCAGAAAAAAACTCCGAGGTAATTGAAAATGGCAAACTCATTTGCAAAAAGTAAGATGGCGGCACTCTTTGAAGAGACCGCCGACACCACTAGCATTAATATGACCCTGTCCAAGGATCTGGAAACCTATGATATGTCAGACATGGCCAACATGGGCCGCACTGACAATATTTCAGGCACTGGTTCTGACGTTGAGTATATTCCGCAGGAATACCGCTTCAATGTTCAAGACGGCATCGTTTCTACTGCCGGTGATTTCCAGGACATCACGGATCGCATGATTCCTGTTCGCCGCACTCTGGCAAAACGTGTTCTGGCTCGTATCAGCACGCAGGACCTGCGTGACGATTACCGCCGCGCCCGCGTTGCAAAAGGCATGGCCAAGGACATCGCCAACGCCGTGGACATCGCTGCCTACCAGACCATGATCAACAACTCCAGTATGGTTCATGCGATCACTGGCGACTTCACCTATAACACCGCGATTGACGCTGAAACCCTGATGCTGAATCGTGGCCTGAGCGCGTACGACAAGAAGCTGTTCCTGTCAAACAAGCACTATGCCAAGGTGGCGCAATCGCTGGCCACTGCGTCCCGTGATGTGATGGTGAATGAAGCTGTTCAGCGCAACAAGCTGCCGAATCTGGCAACTTTCGACACCATGCGCTCTGATTACCTGCTGAATCTGGCGGCCAATGCTACCACTGGCTTGACAATCAACGGCAACCAGTCGCATACCGTGGCAACCTACGACTCAAGCGGTTTCTTCCTGGATAACCGCCAGATGACCTTGAACATCACCGGCGCAACAGCTGGCAATATGCCAGTGGGAACCAAGTTCACCATCGCTGGCGTAAACGCTCTAAACCCAGAAACCCGCACCAATAACGGCGAGCTGCAAACCTTCACCGTACTGTCTGCTGCGGCTGGCTCTGTTGTGTGCTCTCCAGCAATCGTAATCAGTGGCCCGTATGCCAACTGTTCCGCACAAGCTGCGAACGGCGCAAACGTGGTTATCCTGAACATCGCTACCAACGCTCCGTCCCTGTTCTACACTCCTGAATCTACCGTGCTGATTCCGGGCCGCCTGCCGGTTCCGACTGATGCTGGTGGCGTTGAGAAAGTGGACGCAATGACTGAGAACGGTCTGCCGATGCGCATGACCTACTGGTACGATCCGCACAACGAAGTATTCAACATCAAGACCCTGATTTACTTCGACGTGCAAGTGATCCACCCGGATATGGTCGGTGTGATTCTCGACAAGCAAGTGTAAAACCCAAAGAGGGGCTTAGGCCCCTCTTGCCACTTCTGGAGTGTCAGATGCAACTTTTATACAAGGCTGGCGGCGGTTGGAATACAGCTGATGGCGTAGCGTACACAGTGCGCGCATTCAACGATTCAGACATCAGCAACGCACTGGCATCAGGCTGGAAAAGCTCTATTGAAAGCATTGAAGCCGAGGTTAAAACTTCAGGCGTTGATGGTGGTGACTATGAGCGCCAGATTCGTGATAGAATTAAGCAATTAGGCGGAAAGGCTGCGTCGCGCTTATCCATTGCGCGATTAGAAGAGCAGCTGGCAGAGCTTGAGGCTAAATAATGGCTATAACAAAACAGTCAATCATAGAGGGAGCCTATCAAGACATTGGTTTTGATGGCAATCTTGAATCGACGCGGCTGTCGCAGGGCTTGCGCACTCTCGACCGTATGATGGCTGCATGGCTGCAAGGTGGCCTTGACATCGGGTATCTGGTCGCTGAATCCAGCGCGCTGACCGATGACTCTGGCCTGTTGTTGCAGCACATCGGTGCAGTGCAGATGAATCTTGCCGTAAACCTTGCCCGCGCTTTGGCAATCCCGGCTGATTTGGGCTATGCCGGTATGGCTCGTCAGGCTTACCGAGACCTGCTGCAATACAATCCGCCAGAGCTTGCACGCAATCCACTCATGCCGCTTGGTGCTGGCAATACGCCGTACTATGTGGACAACAACCCCTATCAGCAGATTGACGTTGCGCACGACGTTGACGCATCCGACCAGTACGGCATCGACATTGTTGACG